TCTAACATGTTCACGTCGATTGACTCAAAACCGTCTTCCAAAGCACGGCCTTGGGCAACTGTCAAACCGGGATACAAATCCGGCAAGTCAGACTCGATAGCTCGCATAAACGCTTTAAGGCGTTTGTTCTTATACGAGCCAGGAACATAGCTTGGTTCATTGTATAGCCAAGGCAGAACACCCCTAGGCGAGGAAGCATTTGTAAGTGCGACTCCGCTAAGGTGACCATGATTCACTAAAGTCAAGCGATCAGTTCGAGGATAAGAAGCGATGTATTGACAACGCTTCCAGTCACTCGAACCTACGCTATAGTGAAAACGATTCTGATGAAGTACACCCACGTTTGTAAGTGTAGGTGTAATAGAGTCGGAATAGTCCCAGTAGTACTGGTCATAGTCAACAATCAAAGTGTGAGACATAAAGTCGTTAAGACCATAGGTCCCATCACTAAGAGGGGGTAAGCTTGGTAACAATGAAGAGACAAAGTAAATGGTGATTCGAACACTCGCTCTCTCACGTACAGCACTTTCGGTTGAAGAGCCGTCAGCAGCATACGTGTATGTGAAAGCAAGGGAGCTAACCATATTGTCCTGGTGGGTGATAGCCAAATCACTAAGAGTTAAACTTATAGTGACAGGCTTAGTCAACCAACCGGGCCAATTGGGAAAAGTGTGAGAGTAATTCAGGCCAGAAAAGGCGGAATTAAACTCAGCAATTGAATCATCAAATATTCCGAGAGAAGAAAAGAGCTCAAAGAAACTCACGAATTCGTAAGACATCTTGAGATTCTCATCTGTCGAAACAGATATAGTACTCGAATAGCGGTCGAAGTCGTTAGACTCATCGCGCATCCGGGAACTAGGAGGAATTCCGGTAAGAACATCACCAGAAAACTTCCCGTGAACAACAGAATGCTCACCAGAAACCCTGCCAGTCGAAGAACGAAAGTTCCAAGAACTGAACAGCTGGAGGACGTTATGAAGATTATCTCCACGACGTCTGAACAAATCGAAGTCAGGGGGTTCTAC